TGATGATTTGAAGTTGTCAATCTCATCGCTGAGCTTGTCACACATTTCATTCATTGAGATTCCTACAACTAACTCGAAGTCAGATGCAAGACCATAAGCGTCACCCTCGTAACACTTAGCGAACTCTTCTAAATAAGAGATCAAAACTTTCATTGTTGATACCGTAGTGAACAATTGAGCCATAAGACTCAACGCCTATGTGCACCAGTCGAAGTACATACCAGGGCTGGCCCTGCATAGGCTGCCATGATCAGACAAAGCATGTGGCTCTGCATAATAGTACATCTGTACTGCTGCTCCCTAACGCTGAGTCAGTGCCCTTGCACCGGCTACCTGGTGCCGTGGTAGCTCGCCTTTTAGTCAGCGGTGGATATTCAGTTGTCAAGGTTCGTGTGCCTAACCTATCCAGTAGTGGACAGGTTGGCTATGGTCTGTAACAATTTGAAATGTTAGCCCGTTCAGGTCATGAAATCATGTTTACTAAGGCTTGGTTCGACTGACTAAGCAAGCTGCTGTCGTTGCCGGTCGATGCATCAAACATGGCAGGTCAGCCGCCAAAAGTCAAGAAATCAATTGCCGAAGTGTCACACGGCCTAGTCATACCAATGGATCTCAGCGAAAACCAAGGAGGGCAGACAGATAGCGAGAAATTAAAATAACACGCGCTGCACGGATGCGTGAACATACCGTGCGCGTTAATGCTCACATGCGTGCCTGCGCGATTAGATACCACATCTAATCAGCACAAAATAACAACTAGGGCCAAGGGGACGGCGATGGGCTGGCGTATATATAATAGGTCAGACAAAATTATGTCATTTTTTATAGGCTACACCCCTATAACGGAGACTATCAGACTGATAGTAAGCCGCTTTAAGCTTTTGATTAACAATGAACCGTGCAATAATGTTAGACATAATGAAAAACACAATCTAGATCCCGTTCCATATCTAGATTTCATGCGTCCCAATGGGATGAACGTACGTTTTAACAAGTTAAACCGGCCACATACCAGCAAAGCACTGAGGAAAATGAACAGCTATAAGCTCTTTAGCCTGATCAGCTATCAATTTATGTTCTAATTGTGTACCATGTCCACTTCTCAGGTCACAATAGGTCAACCAAGACCTAAGATTACCGTGCATATAGAGTGTAGTAGCAGTAGACAGCGGTAGAACATCTCTAGCACACTCTTTAGCTACACCTGCATCCAACATTTGATTATAAAGCCAACGAGACTGTTCATAATGTTGTTGAAGTTGTAATTGGAAGTGTTGTTTATCGTGTTCATTCATGGAATCAATAGAATTCTGTCTATTGGAATGATCTTGAAGTCGTAAGTCTTGAACTACGGGAGCAGTAGTTACGGGAGCATAACGTTGACTAAATTCTTGAAAAGAGAAAGAACGATGTCTAAGGATTTGAGTAGCTATGGATCTAGTGGTATTAATCTTAATACACATAGAAACCATTTCAAAAGGAGACCAATGCTTATGTTTAATAAGGTAAGAGATTAAACGAGGAGCAGTTTCTTTGTTATTTTGATTAGAGGGATTAGAGACTCTAGCCATATAAGCTACGAGGTTATCACCATCAGTAGTAGAGTGTATATACTCTATAGTATGCATATGAAGTAGCGATGTAATCAATAGATGATAAGTGGATACAGTAATAACAACAACTTCGTTGTTAGTTTTGAGTATCTACAAGATCATTAGGAGTTAGGAATTTTTTGTCTTTAGGCGAAGCCTTGGGGTTGGGTATTAGCAGGATTTAATAGATATTCATTCACGGAATATATAGTAAAGAAGGAAGGAGGAATGTTTAATTCCTTATTCCTTCCTCCACAGAAAGAGGGTCCACCCTTCCCGCTCCCTGTATACGGGGCGTACCTGGAGACTCATTGGTATGAGAGGGATGTGAAATATAAAGAAAAGTAGGTTAAATCCAAGTTGAGATAGAGGATTTACCTTTTAGTTGTCTTGCTTGTCTACGTTGATTTAGGTCCATACCGAATGCCATATGTGAAGCTGCTGCTTGAGGATCATCAAACCAAGCATCCATCAAGTCATTCCAATCATCACGTTTACGTGTAATGATTTCTTGTTGAGCAGATATAGCCATTGCATCTGTAAAGTATTTAACACCTTGAGCTAAGCAATCAACTCTATCATCATGTTTAATAGCACCTTTCTCTCTACACATTTTAGAGAGTTGACTAAATAACATATATTGGAGTCTATTTTCTGGGGCTTCATCTGGGTTAGATTTAAAATCCCAGTCTATGACTTGTTTGTCTACTACTAGACGGTGTTGATTCATTATAGGTTCAAGGGCATCAATGATGCGGTCTTCTTTACGAACATTGGCGCGTACTTCTTCAACGTCTATAGCTTGTTTAGTTTGTTGGAGATGCTTTTTAAAGAGTTCAGCAACGATACCATCACCAAAGTTAGTTTCAATGAGTAATTTAGTTACCTGGTATTTTTTACATTGTCTAAGGATGTCGAGCAAGGTATTGTCAGAGTACCCATCTCTGTACGCACGCATTTGATGCAAGTAGAGGAGGCCATTTTTCTGAGATAAGATGCATGCGGCTGTTTCGTCAGTTCCTCGGCCCGACGGATCAACGCTGCAGATTGTTTCTGAGTAAGGAGTCCATTCTCCAACGAGCTGCATTGGAGAGTAAAAATAATCTCCTGGGAGACCGACTGTGGGTAAGTCTTTAATAAGGTTTTGTGGGTCTGAGCACCAGATGATGTTATCAGGAGCGGTAGTAGGATTAACGGACGTGACAATAAGGTCAGCACATTTAAGAGGGAATTTTTCTGCATCACTTAAGGTTGTATCGAGCATAAATTGCAACATGAAGTTGCTTCTACCCATTGAGGCTTCACGTTCTAAAAGATCGGAATCATCAAATCGATCTGGGTCTGTGGGTGACCATGTGAGTGGATTATCGTCCTTTCCGTAATTGGATGACAGCGACGTTTTTTTACTACTGTCTTTTTGGTTATTACTCCGTTTGGCCGGTCTATTTTCTTTTTCAAGATCGTTTTGGAGCGACGGGGCGAGCAACCCTTCGTAGTTTTCTCTATTACGTGGGTATCGTGCAGGCCAAACGAATGGCCGATAATTACGCTCGGCGAGTTTGCGATATATGGTGAATGTGGTTTGGGGAGTTCCGAGAAAAAGAATACGGGAATCATTTTTAGGAGTAAGGATAGATTCTGCTTCAGTGCAGAGTTGTAGTAGTTTTTCTCTCATGAGTTCAGTCATGGAGTTACCGGGGACTTCAATGTCATCTAAGATCATTAAGTCAGCACGAGAACCGGTAAGCTGACCTGTAATACCCACTGATTTAACAGAAGGTGCCTGGTGAGGGCTGCAATTAACGTCAAAGGATATACGGGACCAACGGGCGTCATCAGATTTAGGACGCAAATAATTGAGCCAGGGAGTTTCAATGATTAGTTTTTGTAGGAAGATTGACATGTTGTCTGCACGTTCTTTAGAAGCAGAGATGATCATGATCTTCTTTTCTGGATTATTAAAGAGAGTCCAAAGAACGAATGCACCTGTAATCCAAGATTTACCTACACCACGGAATGCTTGTATCTGTAAACGCTTAGGACCGTATTGGATATAGTCAGCAATAGCATATTGAGCACGTGTAGGAGAAGGTAGGGAGAGCTGTTGCCATAAAGCTTGCAGAAACAGCTTGAAGTCCTCTTGAAGGAGGTCGTAAGTAGTCATAGGTTATATGTGTACTCTAGTGGATGGGAGGGCTGTTTAAAGGTCATCTGAACGGGTTGGTATGGTCAGTGTTGGTAGTCCGTATGACACACCACTTTTTTTAATTGGAGCGTTACTAATAAAGGCTTCTGTATCAAGAGTTGGTAAACCAATAATTCCATTATCAGTAGCAAAATCATAAAGACCATTAAGACCATTGTTAATGCCATTCTTAATTCCGTTTACTGCACCGTTAATTGATTCAGAAATAGCTCCATTGGTTTGTGCGTCAACAGCCTCAACAATATCCATAACGATAAAACCTCTAGGTCCACGCATTAATTGAGGTAAACCGCCTGCTCTAATGCGAAGTCCATTGAAGGATCCTTTTGCCCTTTTAATTCCATTGTCAAGGTTATCAATTTGACGATGAACTGAGTCCGGATTTGTTATATGCTCTTCAGGTGTAAGTTCTTGAAAATTTCTAACATCATCACCAAAAAAAGTACCATTCTTATTGAATTTATTATGTATTTCTTTCGGAAGAGGGTAACCATATTTTTTACCTAAACCATTGTCTACACGAGCGATAGGAGCTTTGTGGTGATGATGGTTTCCGTTACCATTTACCTTAGCCTTAAAATCGGAAGCTGCTTTACGATCAGCATCAGGATTGGTCTGGCCATTGATTCGTTGATTTCTAATATCATCGTTATTACCACGATTGGCTATACGGCTTCTTGTTCTTTCGTCTCTGCCACCTTGACCTTTAAAACGCTCTTGCAGTCGTGGGTTGTTAATGTTGCGAATGTCATAAGACTCGCCACCATCTTTTCTGATATAGCGATATTTTCCAGAGTCAATTGCTTTTTGTCTAGCTTCTAACTCTTCCTTACTTAATGCCATAAAAAAAAAGCCCTACCAAATGGCAGGGCAAATACGTATGTGTACAGGTTTATTCGATGTAAGAACTAATTACTTGTTCTCTTAGTGGGTTATGGAAACGACCTATATAGTCTTTCCAATTGATACTCCCTTTTTCCTGATTGCAACTAAGACAGGCTGCAACTGTGTTCCTAATGTCTCCACCGCCATGACAGCGCGGCTGGACGTGATCCAATGTAAGTTCGTTAATGTCATAAGTTTTTCCGCAATAAGCGCATGTGCAGTCGAAATGTTCTTTGATACTGCGCCTCCAAAGGCGCTTTGCTTCAGAGGACGTCATGGCTATTAGGTTGTGTAAGTAATGATCAGGAGTTGGAAGTAATGGTGTCATGCGTAATGACCCTTCCGTGCTCGGTTCTTTGAAGGTGATTCAAGTTTTCCCTTACTCTTACTGGTATGAGAAGCATCTTTATTATCACCATTACCGTATGTACCAAGCTTTCTATTTAACTTGTTAGCAGCAGTACGGATCTGCATACCTTTTGCTGTCTTGTTATATGCCCGTTGTTGAACCCTTCTCTTAGCAGCAGACTTTGGGTTCTTGGCATAGAACTCAGCAGTCCTACCTTTTGCCATAGAGCCTCGTTTGAACTAGTTCTGGATCAATCGTTGGCATAAGGTTTACCAACTTGTCTAAGGGGCTGCCTTCAACAGCAACACCAGTTACATCGTTTTGTTTAAGCCAATCAATAGCTGCTTTAATATCTTGTGTTGTAGCCTCACCCGATTTAATACGAGTGAGGAGTTCATCAGTAACGATATTATGAAGCTCATTGAATTTATCTTCAGGAGCTTTCTTCATTAGAGTAATTTGTCTCGGATAATTGCAACAGCTTGATCATCAAGAGTATTATCTGTACGCTTTGCTAGAGCTTCAAGCATGTCTACAATTAGTTTCTTGACAGCTGTAGATTGAACAAAGGATAGTAATAACGGGCGTAAAATAGTGATCATAATCTTTTTAAAGTTAATTGGTCAATTTTAGATTCAATCCGAATCATGTGATCTTCAAACTTTTGCAGAGATGCTGCTAGTTCAGAACGTTTAGCGTATTGATCCGCAACACGTAATTCAAAAGTATCTAAACGTTTATCCATATCTGATATTCGATTGTTTATTCGATTCGAGGCCGTAGCCAAGCCTGCAACACAAGCTACAGCTACGGTGATTGAAGCTTCTATCATTTATCTAGGAGAATGAAATAGTATCCTCGCTGAAACCAGCTGTGATACCGCCAGATAGAATTGATCCTGAAGTGACACCAGCACTGAAGATAATTGAGTCTTCACCTTCTGGAGTTTCAACAATTTCTTCTGGTGTTGGCTCAGGTGTAGGTGCAGGTGGTTCCCACTCTGAATAAGCAGCGGATGTAATGTATGCAGCTAGTTCATCAGTCGTTGTTGTTGCACTGATGGCTTCACGTTTGGTGTCACAGTAAGTACGAATCTCACCACGACGATCAAGTACATCTTGAGGGACTGCTACTTCTGTTTCTTGCTTACGAATGACATACCAATCACTAGGAGCAAGCAATGTATATGCAGTTTGATTGGTGTTATCAACCCAAAGAGTAACTAGACCTTCATGGTCTTTAGGAAGATCTGGTCCCCAATAGAAGCGTTGGTCATAAGGTGTAGGTCCTGGTACTTCAGTAATTCCAATAGCTGTCTTCTCTTCAAGTGAAGCCAAGCGCAGCCAATTAGCAGGATATTGAATCCCATCATGAGTAAATGCCCGGTCATATGACAGGGGCTTTCCATCTAAAATAAGCATAATGTTAATTAATTAGTTAGCGTGCGCGTGCAGTTTTGAAGGGGTTTTCAGCGAAGGCGGCGTATATGTAAGTGCCGCCAGATGCGTTCCAATAAGCATAGGTAACGTTGTTTAATTTAAAGCCATTAGACAAGAACAGCATTGTGTCGCCGTCTGCACTGGTCTCCTCAGCGTTGCTTTTATTTGGATAAAGAACTTTCTCTCTGTAGTTGCCTTCATGCGTGTTTCTTTTATTATCAAATATGATCCAATCGCCAGTCGAATCAGACCTTTTAAACATCAGAAATGCTGGCCTAAATCCGGTGTAAACAAACGGACCATCAGCAGATCCATTGCCGGTGTACGAACCAAATGCGCTATACCCTTCGACAGGTGCGAAGCAGTAGGCGATGTAAGTATTTCCGTTTGTATTTGTCGGTGCCGGACTACTGGCTCCTAATGTGATAACGCTAGAAGAAGGGGTTGTGTTATTCCAGTCGGTGTAGGCGTAAGCTTTGTCACTGGAGTCGAGCTGAATGTATTTCGTATTACCAAGAGCACTGTGATATACCCTCCAGCCGCTCCCAGTGGTATTTCGTGTTTTGACAATGATAAATTCAGGAGATGCGCTCAATCCATGGCCCACACTTGCGCCTGCAGTTCCATTCCCCGTATAACTAACAATCGAGAACCCAGCACTTGGGTTGGCTCTTACTTGTGAAGCAATGCTGCCGTCGTTGTTAGTTACCGTGGAAGATCCGGCGTCCCAGGCCCAGGCTACCCACGTCGCTCCAGAGTTATTGCCACCAGAGCTAGTTCCTAAGCTAAAGCCATCTGAATTAAATGCAGTTAGACTTCCTGACAATGTTGCTTCTGCGTCAGAAGTGTCAGATTCAAGAATCTTTTCTGTGCCGCGAATGATGTCAAACAGCAAATGATTGCTTGCGGCAGACCTTCTTTTTAGCCAGACCCAATCTGGAGAAAACTCATAACCAGTGATGGACCTAGCGACACCTGAGCCGGTGTAGAGCTTGGTGTCAAAGTAAGCCGAACCATCCGCAATCGTTGGCTCAGGTAAGTTTGCGGTGTTTAAACTCTTGTAGCCGCTTGGTGCGGTATACGCGAAGGGGCGTTGGCCGCAATTTATTTCCGTTACGGATGCAGCAGCATTGCCCGTTCCAATTCCTATAAAATAAGTATCAGCCGGAGGATTTGCTAACACGCCTTGGCTAACACCGTTTTTGTAAAACGTCAATGTGCGAGTGGCTGAGTCTAGGTCTAAAGCCATGCCAACAGTATCGCCAACCGAAATAGTGGTTCCATAACTTGAATATGAACCATTTACATACTTTCTGCTAGCTGCTGGATAATAATAATATGAGCCAGTGTTGCCATACACACCCCCTACTGTATTTTCGTCGTTAGTAATGCCCAAAAGCTGATTGGTATTTGTTGTAGCAGTCATTTCTGCATACCATTTTCCGCTTGATACAGCAATAGTCAAAAAAGTAACCCTGTCTGCGCTTTGCGAAAGAGTAAGATTACCGTTTGACAGGACGGGAATATTGCTTCCAAATTGACTATCGTGCAGCGGATTCAGCGTCGCATAGTTGCCAACAACCTCACCGCCCGCTCCAGTGTCTGTCTGCGTGCCGTTGGTTGGGGAGTCACGGAGGGAGTCGTTACCTGCACCTGCTGCAACACTTAAGTTGTTAACAGTCCACGTATTTCCATTGCCACTTGTGTCCGTACCAAGCGCAGCGTTTGAACTGTTGTCCGCAAAGTCGAGGTGGAAACCATTTGTTCCGTACGTACCAGCAAATTCCTTAGCTTGCCACACACCGTTGTCATCAGTCTCACCAAAATCTGTTGGTGCTAATGCTTGACCATCGATGAAGTGGATGTCGGCTAGGTAAGCATCAATATATTCCGGGGTGTTGCCGCCATAGTTTTGAACTGAACCTATGGTATGTCTTTGCGCTTGATTAGCGCCGTAGTCTCCATTTTGCGTGATGGACGATCTATTGTCCGTCGAAAATGAAGTAATCTCAACGCCATTCACGTATACTTTCAAGCGATCACTCGCTGTCGATTGAGTTGTGTCAAACGCAACGACAATGTGCATCCATGCTGAAAGATCTCTAAAGACTGCATCTGTTAATAAAAGATCAGTGTTATTAGTGCCAACAAGTAAGTCGTCGTTTTGTTTAAAACCTATAAAAATAATGCCAGTATCTGATGCAGTATTTCCGCCGATAAAAATCCAGTCTCTTGTGCTGCCACTAAGTGCGCTACGTTTAATCCAATTACTCCAAGTCCACGTCTTGCGATTACCTGCAGAACTTGGGGTTCTATTTAAGTACGCAGAATCTGCTGAGTTGAACCTAAGACTACGTTCGATCTCGTAGCCACCACCTCCTTGTCCAGAGGCACCGGCTAGAATATTAGTTTGAATACAACTCATGAATAATTACCCGTGAAGACTGCGTGGATAGAAGAAGCAGATCTCACCACGTAATCGACACGGTCAACAGCAGCAGCTGTTGTGGTCAAGGTAGGAGCGGTACCACCTGCAAAATCCCAATAGCTACCCCAAGACAACGTACGGGAACCTGTGCCATCTTGAACAATGAAGATAGAACCAGATTGTCCAGCTGTGCAGTTTGTTGGGTTAGCTAATGTTCTATTACCACCAAGGACAATAGAATAGTTATTTGAATCATTTAGATCTGGTGTAATTGTTGCTGCATCAGTCAATGCAGTCACTTCACCACGCTGTCCTTTAGTCCATGTATTGGCTGTATCTAGAGAGACACCACCAGCAGTTGCCGCAGTCACAAAAGCTGTAGTAGCAATCTGTGTTGTATTAGTACCACTACCTGCTGTAGGAGCTGTAGGAGTGCCTGTAAGGGCAGGACTAGCTAAGGGAGCCTTTGCATTGACGTCAGCAGCTGATGGAATACCACTAACTGCTACTTCAGCATCACTACCAGCGTTGTCGTAGATAACTGTATCTACTTTAATTTTACCGTATGCCATTAGAGAATAATAAGTTTAGATGTACTTGGTACTGTGACAGTAACGCCACTATTAAATGAAAGAGGACCAACAGACGTTGCACCTCTACCTGCAGTAATTGTGTAATTAGCAGTTACAGTGCGAGTATTCTCGACAAAAGGATTACCACCAACGTCAAGAGTAACTACATTGCTAGTTTGTGTGACTCCAAGGTTTGATGTACCTTGAAGTTTAATTGAATTGGTGGTTGAATCACTGCCTGTAAGAGTTAAATTGACTCCTCCAGAAGTATCAGAAGAAGCATATGTATAAGTTGTATTAGTCTCACCTGCAATAGCATTATCAACATATTGCTTGGTTACAACAGCTGTGCTAGGTGTACTTCCAGTAGTCGTTGGTACTAGTAGATTACCAGTCATTGTGTCGCCAGCAACATCTACATAGGTTGCTTCAATGAATGCCTTTGTTACAACTGCTGTAGAGGGTGTGCTGGCTGTAGTAGCAGGTATATTGACATCACCAGTAAACGTATCTCCTGCAATATTTGCATACCTAGTATCTGGATTAGCAGCAAGATAAACCTTATAGTTCCATGCTGTACCAGACCATTGAACACGAGTAAGAATACCCGAATCCCATTCCACACCAGAAGGTAGATTGTTGACAACTGGAGAAGCAGCGGTATTAATATTGGTTGAGTTCTGTACCTCATATGCTTTACCTACATCAGTGGGAGTTAAACCTCCTGCTGTAGTATTCAAAGCAGCTACATCAGCTAAGGGTAGATAGACAATGAGACTAGCAATACTAGAATTAATACCATCTACCTGAGTTTGTAGACTAGCCTCAGTATCCTTTGCTTCTTGTGCAGAGAATAATAATTGATCAAAGTCAGAGTTAAGGTCTTCAGATTTAAGAGTAGATCCAGCAGTAAAATTAACTACGTTATCAGTGATGTCTGTTGAACGATAGATAATAACAGTAGCATTTGCTGGAATACCAGTTGCAAGGGTGATCGTGCTACCACTTACTGATGAAACAGTCCAATCAGCTCCATTGACAGTAGCCTTTACAGCCGCTGTATCAATGTAATAGGGATTATAGACATATCCCCAAGTAATTGTAAATAGTGTTGTATTTGCCGCTACGTTCGTAAACGTATTAGAGGCGTATGGAGTGTAAGTCATCTATATTGTAAGAGTTTTTGTACCTGTTGCATTGGATTATTATTGTTATTGTTCTGAGCTTTTTCTGCCGTACGGAATGAATCTTTTACTCGTCCCTGAGTCATATAATTATTTGAGAGTTTCTTAGCCTTAGCCCTTTCCTGAATCTCAGGATACTCAGAATACATCCTCTGTTCAGCAACCTTTTTAGCCTCTTTGACTAATGTCTTTAACCTTCTAACTACTTCAAGATTCTGAATATCAGGCTGTAAGTCATCAAAGACTTTACCAGTAGCGAGTTCAGCTCTAACTTGATCAAGTTGATCATTGTACTTAGGAACAGTACGCATCTTTTCAACTTCCTTCCATATTTCTTGCTCACCAATATATTTAGACATTATTGAACGTTGCTCTGAGGAATACTCATAAGCTCCAGACGTATCCTTCAAAATTAATGTAGATAGATTTAGTCCAGAATTAAGTATCCATAGTCTCCAGGGCTCTTCTGTTTGCGTAACAGGTAAAGGATTTACTGCATTCATTATGCGTAGAATTGGGTTATCAATTTCATTTACCCTTTCTCCTGTCCACCAATCATATTTATCAGGAACACTTAGATTGACAAATGGTATTCGGCTATTAATATAGCCTTGTACATCGTTGTAGATCTCCTTAGTTGTAGAGTCCACAGCTTTAGCAAGGACACCTTGACCACTAGATAATGGAATTGCAAGACGTGAAGTATTTGCAAGGAACCTACTCATAGCAGTCTCATCACCTTGAGCAATAGCTACAAGCGGTTCTAAACCTTGTAAAGGTGTAGCACCTGAGAATGATTGAGTAATAGTCCAAGCAAGCTTTCCTTGAATATCTTCCATAAATGGTGATCCAATATCATTTGCGTAATATGCCATATCACCTAACATTGTGAGGAGTGGATCTAATGGGACTATGCCATCATATGAAACCCAAGCACCACCTAATCTAATACTTTTTGGCTTTACTTTATTAGTAACCCAATTCTGTTTTTCTCTCGGATCTTTTGGATAATTTCCACGGATGTTACCACTAAAGGCATAACTACCTAATCCAGCAACAACCATTGCACCTGTTGCAATGCGTCCCATATACTCTGTCTTCAAGTTATCAACAATCATCCTTCCTTGAGGATCATCAGGCTTAATACCATGAAGAGTTAGTACCTCAGCTATTTGCTCATCTGTTTGTGCAAGTATTGTTTTACCATACTTCTGACTACCAGGTAGGAATTGAAATGGTGTATAGGACATTGACTTTCTAACAAAGGCAATGCCTGTAGTTGGAAACATAACTGCTGCACGTAATGCAGGGTATTGTTGAATCATGGCTGAGATGCTTTCACCAAACTGAGTGGTTTGGTTTAGAGCAAGTTCAGTTGCTTGTGTTGTTACCCATTCATCGCTTATACGTCCAGTCTTAGGATCAAAGATCTTATCTAAGTGTTGCTTCTGTGCGTCTCTGAGATTTGCTACATCCAGGTGTTGTCCCTTAGTGTATACATCATCCCAAGCACGAAGTTTTGACACCATCGTTGCTTGCATGTAATTTGACATTGTGTCAATGCCAATCATGGCGTTCTGTGAATAACGCATGAATTTACTTTTACTTGCTGTTCTATTTACTTGTGCCCAACGAAGCATTGCAAGCTGTCCAACCTGATCATTTTTAATAAATTCTTGTTCCATTCGATTCATAACGGCCCAAGACATCTCTTCAGTATCAAATGCATAATCTTTACGCATTATGTCACGTACAAGATCAGGGTCATTAGATGCTTTCTTAAACATATTCCAGCCTTCAGCTAAAGCTGATCCAATTACCTCACGTTGAATACCGAATGCATAGAAGCCACGTCGTACAGGTTCAAAGTCCTTTTTAAGAACACCACGTATACCAGCACCATTCATATAATCAATTGGTTTTAGAGCTAATGCAGAAATGTTACCTACAGCAGCACGGCCAGCAGAAAGACCGGAGAGTGCATTGTTATAGACAACTGACCATATACCTTTACTAAAGATTGTCTCACCATCTTTTGGAGACACAAATACTGAACCAATACTTAGTTGATCTTTAGCCCACTTTGATAGTTTAGCCATAGTATCAACATCACCATTGGTAAGTCCATAAGCCATTGTTAATGTGCGAGCAGTCTCCGGTTGATCTACTTGTAATCGTTTAAGATCAGCAATAAAAGCTTGAGCACTTTTCTTTTTAGAGTTTGCCATAGCTGTCATCTCTTGAAGAATGACTTCTGGGTTCTTTTGTAATGCAGGGACTTTTTGCTGCCACCAACCAAAGTTACGTAATGACCAACCTGCTATGTACTTAGATATTCCATATTCTTCAGTAAGAAATTGAAGTTTATCTAAGATAATATCATTAACTGCATCTTCATCTACTTGTCCTTTAAAGATTCTCATTGATTCAACATGAGTATCAATCTCTTTAGCAGTAGTTTGCATTGCCTTAGTGGACATAGCAGTAACTTCATCTCCAAGGAATTCCTTTGTAAGAATACTAATTGCACGTCCTACGTCAGGAGTAACAGCATCTGTAAGTGTATTTATTCCATAGTTACTTGAGATCTGACGTTCTGCTTTAAGATCAATGAAAGCCTTTCTTAGCTCTTCAGCATCAGGTGCCTCAAGAATTTTTGCTGTTAAATTCCATGCATTATCATTCATCTCTGCTTTAGTAAATCGAACACCGTCAACAACAGCATCAAATTTACCGGACTCACGGAATGTATCTGTGAGCTTGACTACAGCATCCCTGGAAGTTTCATCAAGACCAATACCTTTCTTCAGCATTGCATCAGTAAGCATTGGTGCAGGTACTCCAGGAGCAATAGCGCCTGATTCCATAGCTGCAATATCAGCAGCATTACGAGCTACGTTTGCACGAGGTATAGATTGACGTGGTCTAGCTGATTCATCTCCAATTAATGCTTGTACATTAGGATCAAACTCACTTAGATCAGGGTTTTCCTGAATCTTCTGAGCACCTATCTGATCAGTCTGATAATCACGTGTGGACTTCTGAGTGGATACATAGCTCTCAAGAGGATCAGCTGTTGCTGATGTACGGCCTGTATTAAAATAGGTGTTATATAAAGCTCCTGCTTCCTCCTGTAGTAAGTCACGTCTAGCTATTAGTTCAGAGACATCAGCATCTCCTGCAGCGAGAATCTCATCATCTAACTGCATGATCTCTTCGTCTAATTCCATTGTACGGAAGACGGTATCAGGATCAGGGTTCTCTCTAATCTTTACTTGTTTGAATGTTTCAGCTACTTCGTCTTTTGGTTGGAACCAATTTAAAACTGGTTTACCAGCCGAGAACATATATCCAAGAGCATCCCCAACAATTGATAGACCAGCTGTTTCAAACATCAACTTGCGTTGACGTACTTCTGGACTATCATCATCCATGACTGTAATAGCCTGTGGAATCTTTAGATTGAGCGGCCTACCAATACTCTCAAGGAAGTTATCTAAGCCACGTGCCATTCCTTCATCACGTTCTGAATAATCAGACAATGCAGTAACAGCAACATCAGTAGCAGCCGTAGCTGAGATAGCAGATAAACCTTGTACAATTTTGCCACCACCAACAGCTACAGCACCTTTAGCACCTAGTGGTCCAGCTGCCATAGTCAAGGCCATAGAAGGGACAATGACTGATGCCACATCCCTTACTGCTTGCATATTAGGATTAGAAAACTTAGTTACTTCATCCCATGCATCATCAATAGATGCAGCACCTGGTATATTTCCAATAACGTCCATGCCAAAGTCAACAAGAGCTAATTCACCTCCTACGTTGTCCATGACATTCTTGTCAGCTTCTTCCTTGGTGTCTGCAGCTACCGCACCAACACCTGCTGCAACGGCTCTACCAAAGACTGGGTTAGTCATCTTTGCAGTTTGCTGAAGAGCAGCATTGACAACAGGATTTTTAATGGCTGACTCTAGAAAACCTTCTTCCTCTTCAGCCGTCTCTGTAGGAGTAGGAGCCAAAGCTTCTTCTGATGAAGGAGGACTCTCATATTTTTCATTCAATAATCCTTCTTCTCTTAGTCCATCTACGATCTTATTGTCTGGATCATAGTTGGACATATCACGATAATCATAATTATCCATTGTTATTGAGTCCTGTTAATTGCAAAGCGACTACCATCAGGCAGTTCTAGGATTAATTTTCCATCAAATTCACCAACAAAGCGTGCTCCCTTAGATAATTTTAATTCAGTCCGAGTAGCAGATGGATACCACCATGAGTTCTTGTTTCTAGTAGGTCCAGATGACAATTGACTCAACGGTGTATTATCTACAGCTTTTACATATTGATCAAGGTATGCCGATTCAAATCCCTGTGTAGATTCATCTTGACGTGTGTTTGGATCATCTTGTCTAGAGACAGAAATATATGAATCAGGTTGAGCAACCAATGCCCTTGCTTGTGCTACAGCAGGAGACATAAAATTAGGATCAGATGATTGATTACCTGTATGAGGGATTATTGGTCTATTAAAATCAACACCCATTTTTGCTTGTATGGCAGCAACCTTGTCAGCACTAACAAGACCAGCTTCAACCATTGAATTTAATACCTCAGCATGTGTCTGTGCATTAGCGTATGAAGGGTTCTTGCTAAGGCTAGACATCATCGTTGCTACTTGTTGCAAAGGAGAGCCACCAATCAATTGAAGAGCGTCCTCAAACTTTTTCATATGATTCTCCGTTTCTTGTGGCAACGGTCTACCAGAATTGATGTATTCATTCATACGACCATTACCAGCATTATATGCACCAGCTGCAATTACAGGATCACCGAACTCCTGAATAAGTTCAGAGAAAAATTTTGCACTATAATCTACATTTGCAGCTGGATCATAACCACCTCTGTAATTAGGATGAGAGTCCTGCATAATTTGACCAAGACCCATCGCACCTGCAGATGATGTAGCGTTAGGATTACCATTAGATTCAATGAAAATCTTTGCCGCTAAAAGATTGGATGGTATTCCATATTTAGCAGATGATTTTTCAATCAAAGATTGCCATCTTTTTAATGGTGCTGGATAACTACTCTTATTAAATTCCACTGCACCTTCATCATAAAGAAGACCAAGTAATGCAGGTGATTTGAACTTTGCTGCTCTTGCTACTCCGATAGCATCTCCTCTTGAGTAGACAGTTGCAGGTGAGTTACCGCTACCTACAATGGCAGCATTAACGCGATATTGAGTTGGTGCCTTAAGGAGAGACTGTAGCCTTGGATTAGGTACTGATCTTTCACTTAGCAAGTCATAACTACCCGGTTGTATTTCTGCGTCCATCTTCGCAGCTTTCAGTTGTGCATTTAGCACCTGATAGGGTTTAAGATTTTGTTGCTTGGCTACATTTAAAACCCAAGGACTGTAAGTAACACGACGTCCATTTAGAACATCATCCTTGACATCTTGAATATAGGTTGCACCAAGGTATAGATTGGTTTCTAAAACTTGTGGGTTATTAGCAATGGCTTTTAATTGATTGTTAACATTATCTCGTTGAAAGGTTGATCCTCCAACACTAAAGTTCTCAAAGTAAGCCTGTGTACCCTTTGCTTCATCTGATGGAACTACATAAAAAGTGTTGCCAGGCTTAAGATAACCCATGATGTCATTAAGCGCATCGGACCTAGCTCTTTGTTGTGCTTGTTCAATTGTAAGTTTTGGGTCATTAACGTAATCTTGAAATGTTTTCATGTACAAAGATCCAGCTGTTGTTACAGCCCAATCAATGCTATGGTGATCAATAGTTGTAGTACTTTCACTACCTAATGCTTTTTTAAATAGCTTTCTTGCCTGTGACTCAAAATCACTACGGCTATAGCCTTCACCTGGTTTAGCTCCAGAAACAATCATAAAAGATGCAAGCTCTTTTTTTTGAGCATCATTTAACCAGGCTTCATTTTGTTGAAGTTCAAGGTTAGAAAGATCACCTTCTTCTGCTTTTGTCTTAAGATCTAAATAAGCAGTTTCCTTATTAATCTTATCTACTGCACCTGGATCATATGCACCTACTAAATCTATAGCTGCTCGATAAACCAAAGGGTCATCCCTATAACTTTCAGCAATCTTGGATCTAATATCAGTAAATTCTCTCTGATCAAATCTACCATCATTTGATAAAGCAGCATCAACCAAAGCATTAACTTCTTCAGTCATACGAGATTTGTTTGTCTGCTGTCTGACAGACTCCTGGTTTCTACTTCTTTGTTCAAAGCTTTCTCTTAAAGCCAATGCTTGAGCATTACCATTCTCTGCCAGTTGAGCAACAGTAACTTCATTACCATCATCTAGAACAAGTGTTTGACCTAAGATCTGTTGCTCTACCTCATCAATATTAGAATCAAATGCACCAAGTTCGAGCATTGATTGGATTCTAGGAAAGACAACACTATCCCTATAAATACCAGGTTGTTTACCAGATGCAACAGCTTCGCTACTAATAATAGTAGATAGAGCAAAAGGATCTTCAGTATTTAAACCTACAATAATCTTGGAATTAAGTGTATTATTCTGTCTCGTTTTAAGTTCTGCAGCAGCACGTTCGTTTTGCTGAAGTGCAATTCTATTAAGATACCTTCTCTCTGTATCTCGTGCGATGTCATAATAATACTTTCGCATGAATGCTTGGTTAGCATCCGCACCCGCTAAAGCATTACCTATAGAATTAGTAACTAATCTAATAGCTTGAGCACCGTATTCAATACCCTTTTGCTCAGCTTCAGCTAGTGTCATTCTTACAGTATTACCAGTTATTGGGTCAGTAATAGGTAAGGTATAACCGCTTGCTTTAAATTGCTCAAAAATTAAAGGTAGATTTTTGGCGGTAGATGAAGCATTAAGTTGTCTACCAAGAACACTATAAGTTGGGCCGTTTAACGCTTTATCTAATTTCTCAGCTTCTGCAGCTTTACCTGAATCAAGCATTCCATTTACAACACTTGACGCATTAGCAGTTGCAAGTTCTTGTTGGTTTTCTGCATACTGTAGTGAAGCACCTTGAGCCAACTTAGCAATTGGGTTCAGGTTCTCGAATGCTTGTTGATCTTTTGCTGCTTGCGTTTCATCCTTTTTCTTTTGCTGTTCTGCAAAATACTCACCAGCTTTCTCCGCTGCAGCACTAGAAATATCTGCTAATGCAGTGTACATAGCAGCTTGGTTAGCTGCCTGATTAGTGGCATTAGCTTGTTTCTGTTTATTGTTTCGCTCTACAGCATCTTGTTGCTGTTTCTTTAATGAGTTTTCATAATCAAAGTTACGTCTACGATTCTCACGTTCAGCAGCAAGCTTTTCGCGCATCACCTCAAGGTAACTTTGATTTTGTCGATCTAACTGTTGTTGATAATTTTGTTCATTAATACTCCTCGCCCTTTGTTCTTCCAGAATCTTTCTGGCTCTGTCAGGGAAAGGAGTTTGTTGAAATCTCCCGTAGGAGCCAAATGATTGGAATGCCATAAGCTTTGAATTAATTACTAACTAAAATCGATACTTGCTAATTTCCCTATACCTGTTGCGGCTGCACCAAGCATATTGGAGGTATTTGCTACACCTTTAATAGGCTTAGGTGCTGCTACAGGAGCCATAGGATCTTGGAAGAATGTACGTGGATAACTGATAGGTTTGGGTGGCTTAGGAGCCCTCTCAGGCTCAGGTAGACGCTGTTTATCAGCTGTGAGGTTTGCTGAGTATTCATCGATTGCAATACCCCTCATATTAGCGTTAGCAGCTTTCCTAGCGGACTGTTTAGAAGACTTATATTCGTTCTTTCTAAGTTCCGTATTGAATGTATTGATCTTGCTTGCATTAGCAATTTCCTCATTACCAATATTCCATTGAGCTTTAACATCTTTGTAATCATTAGCAGCCATCGTCTCAGCTGTCTTAAAGTCCTCAGTAGCAGCTGTACGCTGATTTTTAATACTACTATCATCAATACCAAGCTTCCGTAAATTAGCATTTAATGATGCCATTAAGCGTTGGTTATTTTGATTTAACTTATTATTATTTAAATTAAACTCATATTTTACTTGCTTTTTCTTTTGGGTATTATAACTATTTTTCAGATCTCTAGTTGCATCTGTTTGCCGTATAGAACGATCCTTATCAAGAAGTGCTCTTGCTAGATTCTCATTTTGATCCTCGATCTTACGATCTCTATCCAGTAACTGCTGTGCCTCTAAACGTTTATTCTGATCAATAGTACTATCTTGTTCAGTCTTACGTTGAGTGCTCTGAGCATCTAGCTGTTTATTACGCAAAGTCTCTTCATCCTTTGCCATCGTTACTTGTTCTGCAAATATTTTATCTAAACTAGTTTTTCGACTGTCAGTCCTAGTATCAGTATCCTTTGATTGTTTAGTCTCTCGTTCATAATCAATCTCTCTCCGTTCTTCAATCTCAGTAACATCGCCTTTTTTTCGTGTAGTTGATGCTTCAAATAATTTTTTCAGTTCTCCTGCTCTAGCAGACTTACCTTCCAAATTAAGCTTCTGCTGATCAAAAAGTTTTGTACCACGCAAGATAGAATCAGCTAGCTGTGCTTGTTGTCTACCAGCTGCAGCAAGCACCGTAGCGATAGTACGTGCAGCAGAAGCACCACGCCTTCCTTGTGCAGAAAGATTGCCCTCTGCTTCAAGTGCAGCAAGCCTTGCTCCCTCTTGCTCAAATCTACGAGCCGACATATCTGTATCATGTTGGATCTTTAATGTTTTAAGATCACCAGATAAATTCTCAATATTAGTATCTTGTTCAAATAATTGATACCGTTCTTGATCAGTTAAATCATCAATAGATTGAGCAAACTCTACCTGCTGAGTACTGAAAAGATCTTCTAAATCAAGTCGGGTATCAGTTTGTCTAGCCTTGCGTTCAATAGTATCTAATGCTACATTCTGTTTTTCAGCTTTGATAGACAACTCAGTCTTTGATCTATTTAATGTATTAATTTTTTTAGCCTGATCATTATTTAGCTTACTAGCATCATATTTAAGTTCAGCATTTTCATTACTAAAATCATTTTGTAGTTGCTGGTTTGCATATACTGACCTTAACTCATCTTGATTTTGACCAACAAGAAGTTTAGCGTCACCATAGGTATCTTCTGCATTCTCATTAGCTTGACTTGCAGCTAAAACATTTAAACTGGTATCAAATGTTAAAGCATTGTTTTGTCGGATTCTAGCTAGTTCGTTAATATTTTTGTCATTTGTTAGTTCTCTGCCTGCAATATTTTTCAGACTGGTTGCTTCTCTTCTACTGCTATCAGTATAATCCTGCTGTCTGTTAAGTTGCCGTGTAGTTTGATCAAACTGCCTATTATTTATTTGTTTAGCTAAATTTAAATCCCTTCTACCAGATTTAGCTGCTACATTGTTTGTTTTTTGCTTAATGTTTAAGCCAAGAGCTGCTTGTAATTCCTGTACCTTTTGCCCCTGATTAGCATAATCTAATGAGGTAAGGTTTTCGGATAATTTATTTTGAGTTTGCAGCTCTGCATTAGTCCTGATACGTGAATTTAAATCTTTATAGTCTGCATAGTCTTTCTCTGATTGTGTATATGCATTTTTCTGAGCTAAGAAGTTATCCCTACGTTGCTCCATTTGAGCAGTGTAGTTCTGTTTATCTAATGTTTCTCGATACCTTAACTCATTCTCATTATTAGCACGAGCTATATTTACTTCGTTTTGATTGAAGATATACTGATCTTGTGCACGAGCAGCATCATACTTATATTTTTCCTTATCATATTTATACTGCTCTTCTACAGCTTGTTTATTAGCAGAGTCCTGTTGACCACCTGCTGCCATACCAATAGCAGTACTTGCTGCTGTTGCTATAAGCGGTACTACCCATGCTGCCATAATTAAGTCCTCCTAAAATATCGTGGGTTATAGTTTCCTTCCCAATCCATACGCATCAATGATGAAGGAAAAGGTGTATCACTAAAAATAGTTAAATTGAAAAATTCATTTCTCATATGTAAAGGTAAGTCAAATGTGACTTCATCGTAGACAGGTAATGAGTTGGCAGGATAAAACTGTGGATTAAGTACCGCGTAATTAGCATCATAAGATGAATAACCACTTATTTTAAAGGTAACTAGTCCAGTAGATGCAAAGGAAAATTTGTATCTAGAGATCACTAATGATGCAGTGAAGTCAGCAATACCATTCTGATTTCTAAAGTATGTAGTGGGTAGCTTTAGCTCCATATCATACTTATATCCAAGTACTATCTTATTAGCAACAGTGGTTAGATCTCCCTCTACAATAAAGTTTGTTCCAGTAACAGTTGCATCAAAGTAAGTACCTGCTTGTGTTGATACAGTAGAACTAGAACCACTAGCCGATTCAGATAGAATGACAATAGGTTTATATGTATCACCAGCTAAAGCAGGATAATTAGTAGGTAATGGAATCGTTGTTTTATTAGTAGGTATATCGTATGTAGGAGTGCTAGTGCTATTTGTCCATAGATCAATATTAGGACCAATACCTACGACAGGGTGTATTGTTGGATTAGGGTTAACAACACTTGTCAACAAGTCACCATCAGGATCTTTGTTAAGAGACATCCTAATGATAGCGATCTTGTTGTCAGTCAATTCAATGACTGCATACATATTATCAGTAAAGAAATTAAAGGTTAGTACCTTACCTAAGAAGTACCACCTAAACCAAGACTGTAGTGCTCTCTGTCCATTCTGTAAAAACTGTCTATAGAACCAAACGTAGTTTTCATCCTTAGACGAAAGACCAATTAATTGATTCTGTGTATTAGATCTAACATTGTTAATTGTGCTAGGAACATACTCTTGCACAATCTTACTAACTTCTTCTACAATCGGTGTCTCTTCTGTGCCTCTATTCATCATTCTAAAGACACGTGTATATCGTGGTGTCTTAGAGGTAAAATAGATTTCATCTCCTAATTCAACAACAGGAATAATGCTATCTACTTCATATGTAGATACGCTTTTAACTTCTGCTGTCAGTGGAGATAGAGTTCCTTGCTCTGCGTAGAGAAAGAACTGCTCACCATTACCAAAGAGAACAAGTCCAGCACGGGATGGCTGTACAGAATATAAAGACACAGCACGAACACTTGCTGCATTTAAATCAATAGGATCAGAGGCAATAGAGATCTGTGCAGACTTGCTAAAGAAATTAATATCTTGTGCAAGTGCATTCGTATATTCAGGACGAAGACTAGCAGATAGAATTACATTGTCTTGTGATAAAAATCCTACTCTATTAAAGTAAAAGAATACATCTTGAATAGTTGTGCCAACAAAACTTGGTTGTGGCATTGTAGTGTCATCACCAGCCAATCGATCACTATAGTTAGCTTCTTTTACAACAAATGTATTTTCAGCTGTATTACTGATCGAGTGTGGAGCTGTCCAGTTATTAAAACCATCAGAGATACCAGGCTTAGCAACTTCAACCCATGAAGTACCATCCCATTTCAAGTAATAATCATCTTTTTCTGTATTCTCAGAGTTCTTAATCTGAGCAATATCATTAACTGAAGGAGAAGTAGGTAAATTAGCAAAATTAGAATATGATGTTGGTGTTGTGCCTGGAGTGTTTGTTGTGCTTGCAGTTACTGTAGAAGTTCTGTTTAGAAGAGTTGAAGTCTTATCAATAGTAATGATCTTATAATCATCTGTATTGGCACTAGTAAGATAATCTCTAGTAGTATTTGTATTAGGTGAGACTAAACTACCGGGACCAGAACTAGCTTCATAAGTTACTGAGCATTCAACACCTGTTGTACTATTCCAGATTCTTACTTCACCTAATGTTGTTAAGGTAGTGCCACTATATGCAGCAGGTACTACACAGCCAAAGTATGCAGGCTGGTTATCTTTAATAATAGAAAACCAATAAGCACCAGTTAAAGTAGAAGCATCAACCACCACTGATGACGTATCTACAATAATATTTTCTAACTTTCCTCCAGGTCGTTTCTGAAGACCGAATGTAGAGTCTGGGTATCCATTCTTAATTTCAGTTAGATAACCTGGTCGCATAGCGACATCAGGTTCTTGGGACACACCAGCTATATATGAGGGTATAGATTGTGTTACTGCTGACATTATCGCCTCAATGCATTCATAGGTTCATAGCTTGTATAGAACTGACCTTCTTGATTATAACCAAAGAAGGATCTCTCTACTTGCTGGGTGTCATATTCAAGAGCGTATGCACGACACATAATCTCTTGACTTTCTAGAAGTGAAGATATTTCTTGTGAACCAACAGTACGTTGTGCAAAGATTTTTGATGCACGAGCAATGATGTAGCTCTGTACAGGTACTGGTATAGCAACAAATTCGTGATACCACAATATATCAACGTAGATTGGATATGACCATTCAAAAGTATGGTGAATCATGTCATAGAGTTTTCTCTGTACATCACCAGTATTTTTTGTACGTACAGTTGCACGATAGTATTTATTGTTAGGAGATTCAGCCGTGTTGAGAGCTATCTGTAGCATCTCATCTGTAACGTTAACTTCTTTATTACTATCAGGAGTAAGAAGTACATGATATTCCCTATTGAAAGTCCATCCTTCTGCCTGCACATCCCTTGATACCTGACTAAGGGTATCGTTGGCGATCGCAACGTCCGGGTTGGATAGATTAAGGGAGGTGACTGGAGCTTGCCCAACGCTTTCTAGTATTTGATTTATAGCTTGTAGTTCGCGTTGACTTTTATTTAGACCAGATTGCGTCATGAGATATATTCTCAATAAGGATAAAAAAAAGGGAGCCGTAGCTCCCCTGTTATTACGACCGGTCCCGAGCGGGAGAGTCGCATTCGCTTTGATGATATGTGAAACGAAGATTCTTAGTCTCACTGTATACAGTTGAAGCAGATACAGCAGAGCCGTATCCCTTTTCAGTCTTAGCTACAGAAGTACGCATGGCAGTATTACCACCAGACACACCAGCTGTAGAGCCGGAGACACCATTGTCACCAGCAGCAGTTGTTGGATTAGCCATTTATTAAAGGGTTGTAGCGTTTACACCTGCACCACCCCAACAAGCTACGGTCGAAGTACTTCCATCAGCAGCAGTACCAGATAGGCGACCGTATTCTTGAGGGGTAGGAGGATTCATAGTCAAAGATGCAACTGTGCCAACAACGCGGCCAGCAGTAGTTGTATCTTTCCGGGTCACACCAGGAATCAAAGACATTATGAATTCCTCCTTTTATCAGGCTTCTGCTCGCAGCTCAATGGCGCAAGCAGGATTCAAAGTACCGACACCCATAGCCATACGACCAACGATGATGTCACCTTGGTACATGGTCTTAACGTCAGAACCAGTGGTTTGGACTTGTGGTCCAATACCTTCAACGACACCAGCAGCATCCTTCATGTAGATAAGTCCACAGGAAGTACGGAAGTCACCGGAGTAGTCATTGTTCTCACCGTTAACACGAGTGATGTGACCAGCAGCTCCACCTGTTCCAGCACCAGTCACCATGAATGGCAGGTTGTTAGAACGCTTGATAGAGATCCCGGCGATCTCATAGAGACCATCACCTGAGTTCAGGTTGCCTTGGTTGTTGCCGTAGTCACGGTTAAGGATGTTGCTATCGACTTGAGAGACGAGAGCGTAGTACTGACGTGGAGAAAGCACAGCAGTGCGTCCATCACGAGGTACATTCTTTTCATCCAAAATACTCGCGGCTTCAAAGAAGCTATCTACGAGTGCTTGTGCATTGTACTGATTGTTAGCACCAAGCTTGATGACAGAACCACCGGGCTCAGGGCCAGGAGCAGCAGTCACAGGATGTGCTTCACGTGCAGCAAGTGCAATAGTACGGAAGACTTTCTTGTCATATGCTTCAGCAAGAGCATGTCCAATCTTCTTGGAGATCTCAGAACGAAGCGAGTAGTGAGCAAGAGTCTCATCAAGGTCATAAACAAACGCTGAAGAAATCAGCAGGTCATCCATGATGATGGTTTTCTCAGCCACTGGAGGATCACCACTACCAAGAATCGGAGTTCCAGGGGTGTGGTAATCAGCCGTCATACGGCCAGTGAAGATGAACTGCAGAGACTTTCCATTACGGAGAGTACGGTTCTGAACAGTTCCTTTAGCGATACAGGCAGACTCATAAGCCTTGAACATCTCGCCACTAAACAGTTTGAGATACAGGGCATATTTATCACCTGCTGCACCAGACCCATCAGGATAACCTTGGGACAGACCTAGTTGAGGATTGGAGTTAATACTTCCAATCGGAGTTGGGGTACTATTAGGAGGAGTACCAGCAGTAGCAGTCATTGTTTTAAAGAGGTTGTTATGTACGTATTCCTCTGACGTCAGAAGTATTTAATTTGTATCGTGGTCTATCCCACCGTCTAGACGGCTAGAGGTATCCGCTTACGGGCTCTAACCAATAGTAATGGGAGGACTCGAACCTCCCTGTAAGCCTATTAATTACTTATGAAGCTACGACTTCTTCAGCCATATCAGTCGTGCCATCAGCTTTCTTGCCTGACATAACCTTACATTGTGCTAGACGTTGTGCTGTAGTTCCAGCTTCAGGACTATCACCGTAACCAGTTGTGGTTTGGAACCACTGGTCACCAGTTGTCTTTACAACGTACTGTACTTTTGAAATAGATCTGTTGCTAGGGTTATATCCCATGATTAAAAATTAGAAGTTGTACTTGATTCCAGCTTTAAAGCTAGAGCTTACTTTGTCTCCAGTAAGGAATGCATACTCTGTATAAAGATTGGCCTTCTCAGTTACCTGATAAGCAGCACCGACTTTACCGGAGAATTCAACATTGCTATCCTCTCCAGATGGAGACACAATGGCTGGTCCAGCTTGGAAGTAATAGCTACCATCTTCACCAATTTTATTTTCATAGCCACCATGCGTCTCAGTCACAGTGGACTGATGATCATGACCAAGCTTTGAGGAATTGGTTTCAATGTTTGCGTATGGACCAGCGATTGCTGGACCGGAGACTGATGCGAGGAGGATACCGGCAGCAAAAATAGTTTTCATAATAATTGTTAGTTGTTAAAAATTGATTGGTGAGCGTCCTAGTTTTTCCATCACTTCTGCACGGTATGCAGGGTCAGCGTCATACTTAGGATCAGACATTGCACGTACTAGTGCTGCCTGACTTTTAAATACATCACCTTTATCAGAACGTGGTGCTCTACCTTTTAGGATTTCACCTTCTATCCCTTCAGAATTACCATACCGTTGTGCAAGTGATTGCACTGCAAAGAAACATGCAGCCCGATCTCCACTCTGCATAACTTGATCATAGAGGGAGACTTCTTCTTTGTTAAATGCTGTACTAGCCCACTTCAACATGTCATTGTATTTAGTCTCACCACCTACCATGTCTTTAAGACTATTGGCATCGGCTTCACTCATACCTTGTGATTCAGGTTGTTGGTCAGCTTTGTATCTCATATCTAAATAAGCTTGAGCCAACTCTGTAGGACTCTTGCTTTTTAATTTTTCAATAATCTCAGCAGAGTATTCTTCAGAATCAGACTGAGCTTCGTTCCAAAGTTCATCAAAGAAATCGTTTTCAGTTTCTGCTTCAGGCTCAGCTTGTGCTTCAGGCTCAGCTTTATCTTCAGCTGTAGCAGGTTCTTTACCTAGTTTACTTTGTAGTTCGATGTATGCTTTTTCAAGTTCCTCAGCATCCTTATACTTTCCAGCTAGGAGCTGAGCTTCTTCCTGCTGCATCTTCTCACCAACAGCCAAAGACTCTTGTTCTTCAGCTGTCAGTTCGCCAGTACTTTCACTGGCGTCATACGTCATTGTTGCCATTTGCGCTAATTACTTTTAAGTTACCAAGACCAACCGACTCAACATAATTGGGTGATTTGCCAATGGTGGGTTTACCAATCTTTGGTCGGTTGGCGTATTTGTTTGGGTTGCCTGCAATGCCAGGTGAACGTTCTTCATCTGGCGGTAGTTCTTGACGTTTTTGTGAACGCTTTTTAACTGCAGGTTTATTCGGTTGTTTAGTTTCTTCTGTCATATCAGTAATTAAATTTGTTGAGCAGCGTTTGCTTGAGCTTGTTGATCGACAGCAGCAAATGAACTTGCTTGCTTAGCCATCTCCATATCTAAAGCATTATTTTGCTGAGCGTTTTGTTCAGCTGCCAACTCATCTTTTGTCTTGACAAGGTTAAGATAATCAATACCCTGTGCTGCTGCATACCTTTTGATTAGCTCATCACTATTAATGTATTGAGCAATTGCTTCAGGCCCAACAGTCTGAGCTATAGTAGTCATGAACTGTGTTAATGCATCACTATCTTGTCCACGTCCAATTGCATTAATTCCTGCCACAATAGTTGGCTTGACTAAGTCTTTAGGAAGACGTGGTATCTCATTAGATTTTTGTAATGCACTCATCTTTCTACTAAGATAAGGTACTAGGAACTCAACAGTTAAAAGACTGAATAGTCCACCTAGTGATTGCTCCAATTCAAGTTGAGTAAGTCGTACTTCTTCAGCTGTTGTTCGCTCACTGTTTCGTACTTGCAAGATAAGGAATGCGTCTCCTAGTCTCTTCTCTAGGTTTTGCATCATTGCTTGGGCAGTCTGGAAGTCAGCTGTTTTACCAACTTGAATTACGCCAATGTCATCAGGTCTACCCTGGACAATGGCACCGTTACCAGCCTGCGCCAGAGTCTGTGGTTTTGTAGTGCTACTAGGAGATACAACAAAGACCACCTTTGCAGCTGCTGCAGAGCCTTCTACAATTGCCTGAGAGAGTGCTTCAAGAGACTTGAGATCTCCCATGTACTCCTCTACTCTGCCTCTACCGTAAGGCTCCTGATCCACAGTATTAAATCTTAGACAAATCCAAGGATTGGTTTCTAATGGTGCTTTACCAAAAGATTTTTCTAGTACATAGTCCATCGATTCTTGGTACCATACAAAGCGATTATTATCACGCTTTACATGTGTATAGACATCGACATCTTCATGCCTACTAGATGACTCACCATCATCCCCAACGGGATTCATCTGTCTAGCTGCTTCTTTAGGAAGACGTGGTTCTACAAGACTACGATGAACTCGTTCTCTTGTGACAATTTCAATGACATTACCACTGCCATCTCTATCTACAACGTACCTATTCAGTGGATAAATTTTGAGCTGATCCTTATCCATGAAGATCAATGCATTACCAGAGACAACAAGATGCTTCATTGCTTGGTGAACAATGACTCTGTCATCTGATGCAGAGATCATTTCATTAATAGTTCTCTCAATCTTTGAGAAACTTAGATCAATATCAGATCGGACACTTGCATCAATCTTTTGCTCTAAGAGCTTAGCTTCATCAAGTTGTAGCTTAAAGAAACTAGTTTGAGGTGGCATTAATGCAAGCATCAATTTGGAAGCAAGTGTAGATACACCACGTGCACCAACTGCTTGCCATGGAGTCTTTAATTGACTACGACTTTTAGTACCGTCCTCATCATCCTGACGAATAAGATAAGGAATAGTGAGACGTGCTGCTTCCAATGCAGTCTGTAGATATTGATCACGAAATGATCTAAGATAATCGTAACGTGCTTTTGCTTTTTCCATTACTTCTTCTTATTTTTTTTGAGGAAAACACCTTTTGCTTTAGAAGTAGATGGGACCCCAAATGATCCCTTCTTTGCTGGCTTAGGTAGGACATCCTTAAATGAAGTCTTCTCCTTCTCTTTAGAAAACTGCTTAGCGGCTTTAATCGGATTAAAGTTCTTCTCCTTCTCTTTAGAGAACTGCTTAGCGGCTTTAATCGGATTAAAGTTTTTTTCTGCTTGCTCTTTTGTCAGAGTAACACCTTCAGCTTTAGTAGTAGATGGGAAAGCAAAGGGTCGCTCTGTGAATGCTGGCTTTGGAAGGACATCTTCAAATGCAGAATCCTTATTTTTAATTGGTTTATAGTTTTGACCTGATGGTCCTAGCTTTTCTGATTGAAGTGTTATCTTTTTCTGGATTTTATCAGGTATCATATCAAAGGTCATATTAGAATCAAACTTTGATGCCTTATCCATTAATCTAGTTAAACTTTTATTAGCCTTGTTAGTCGCCTTGTTAAGCCCCTCAAGTTTTGGTGCAGTACTACCAATTCCTTTTAGTAATCCTTTTTTAAAATTAAGCGTAGGAGAAGGTAATGCATTTGCTTTTATTTCATCCACCTCAGCTTGGATCTTACCAAGTCCATACCTTTTATCAATATCACTTGTATCAATACGTTCAGGTTTATATAGTGTACCTTCTAATTCTTTCTCGCTAAGTAATTTAATAGAACCTTTATACTTGTTGTCTTCTTTTTCTTTCTTTTCTTTTTCAGCTACTGGAGGACCATACTTAGGATTACTATAAGCTTTAGTTAGTGACTCTTTATCAGGCTTTCCAGCAATTCCAGCAATGCCTAGTTTTTCACCACCTTTCTTTTTATAATTCTTTTTAAACTTTTTCCAAAAGCCTTTCTCATCTGAGAGTCTAGTTTCGGTTCCTTGATTACCATTCTTGACAGACCCTGTCTGGTATATGGTTTTAAATCCTCTACCTAGTTTTTGGAGTTCTTCTGCAGATATAAAATTATCCTTAGAGTACTCTGTAAATTGCCTATTAAATGAGCCCATTGTTAATCATCCATTCGTTGTACTAACCACTCAACAACAGAACGTTGACCAGAGCGGTACATAATCTTTTCAATTGTGTCATCAGGACTAGGTGTAAGTGGTGGAAAATTATCATCTAACTCTTTGACCATGGCACGTGTTTCCATGCCAAGGGCTTCAAGCATATTTAGTTTTTGCATGGCAAGCTTGACAGGTTACTTCTGTGATTGGATAGTTAGCATTGATCTTTACATCTTTGTGGCAGGCTTTACATTGCAATATCTTTATGGCATCAAGCATAACGAGGAAGATTTACATTGCTATGTTCAAAAAAGCTAGGCATTCTTGCTGCTTTGGTTGCAGCTAATTCTGGAGCTTTGCCTTCATACATAAGTCGATCACTAGAATCGAGCCAAAATTTTTTATCCAGAAATTTATCGGAGCTTCTACCTAGTGGTTGCATCACCCAATTGATAGTAGCCTTGCGTAGCTTATCCAATGAAGGACTACTAACAAGGTTTAGTTCTCTACATACAATTGAATTAGTTGCTACGTGAATCTGTTCGTCCCGACTGATATCGGCACTACAGTTTCTCATCCCAGCGTCACCACAAAAACGAAAGAAGGGTAAGAGAACAAAGAATATTGCACGTTCGGCAACCATCGCCTTGAGGATCGTGTGATCAGGATGCGATGTCCAAGCATCTCGTAGCCGTAACGCTTCTTGCTCAAACTTTTCATCAACTCCGTAAGCATCGGCAACATAACCCAATGCGATGTCATGGTTGATTTCGTCTTGGATGTTCGATTCCAGTAAAGTTTTTGCTCCACTTGGTACGTCGGTTTTAATTGCATCACGGATAAAATCTCCCACAGGTAGTTCCATGTGTCGCAATGCAAGTGCACGGAGGACAGTTTCCTCCGCACCCTCTTTGCATGTACCAGCAGTAGGTTTGACTGGTGTCCATTTGCGCTTCCGCGCTAGTAGTTTTTCGTATGGGTTCATTCTTGACAGTCACATTGAGGTTCATCATTTATAATTGAGTCCAGGTAATCATCAACATCGACATCTGCAAGTGCTGCGTAAGCATCGGTCTTATCCTGAACGTCTCCCATTACCTGTAAAGAATAATAGAGAGAGGTTTGTGGAGACTTAAGCCACTCCTCAATAAAGTCGTCATTCATCTCAGCCATATCTGACCACCAATTGAATGAGTACCCGTGAAGAAGTCCACTACGTTTATAGAGTTGCATCATTCCATCTGCAACTCGTTTGTAATTATCCCATCCAACTTCTGATGCAATTTCTACATCACCATAGTTAAATGTTTCGACTCCAAAAGTTCCAGAGTCACGGTCAACAGTACGTCCAATAGGTGGTGCAATCTCAGGGGTACAGGTGAAGCCATCTAAGTCCCGTGAGCGGTAGCTACAAGACGCTGTGGGAGCGATAGCAAACGCTCTGACCATCTTATATTCACGAGCAATTTTCGATGCTTCCTTGATGCCAATATCAATCTGTTGTACTAAGGAGTAAGCGGCAGTAGCTTTGGGTGTATTACTGAGATACTGCTCAATAGCCCTTCCGAATTGGTCGTAAGTGATGCCATACCTACGTAAGAGGTTTGCGAGACCCAATACTCCAAGTCCAACCTGTCTATCGATGGAAGGATCGAGGTATTCGCCAGTCTCTCCAACACCTGTTCGTGCATGTAACTCACAAAGTTCTTGCATCCCCTCAACGTAAGCCTTGGGGATGTCATCGAAAGTACAGGCTCCGTAATTAATGTGCTGCAACAGACAAGTTCCCCTTGAAGGGAGTAGTACTTCGAGGCAGACATTACCTCGAATTCGTTTAGTTCCTTCATAGAATACTTTCATCAGCCAGATGTCACCGGCTTTAATTCCTTTAATTAGTTTTTGACGGACAACAATGTCCATCTCCTCCCACCACTCATCTGTTATATTGACGCAACGTTTTGCCCAAGGTAATACTTCTCTTGGAGTCTCAATAAACTCTTCGATGTCTTTATGATTTGCATCTAAGTGGAGAACTATTGCGCCGTTTTTATATTTTCCACCCCTCCTGAGAGTTTCGTTAAGAGTCGAATAGATTCGTCCAAATGATACAGGACCACTCGCAATGACGCCAGAGTCTCTCTCGAAGCCTCGTGGGTCAAGTTCTGATAGATGGATTGCAACTCCTGCTCCTCGACGTAAAGCGTGGCTCGCAAATCTCCAAGAGGCTTCAATTCCGTTAGTCCCTTCAAGTTCGTTTTCAACATTCATAACGGTGCACGACACCGGGAGACGACCAGATGGATCATCAATCCATGCCTGAACACGTCCAGTTCTAGAAATTAATTCACTCATTTAACTAAGTCTTGTAAGTTTGGCGGTTGATAATTTGGTCCTTTTAACACCTTCCCATCTGCTCTACGGATCGGCTTATTATCTAGACCTAGTTTTGAAAGATTTGATTGATGAACACGGTATAGTGCTTCTTCTAAATCCCATTCCATGTTTTCTGAATATTGAAAGCAGACATAAACAAGATCAGCTAGTTCTTTAAGTTCATTTTCATAGCCTTCTTCAGTAGCTGCATACATAAATTCTTTGAACTCTTCAACGATCAAATCCCGTTGCATAGTTCGGTTCTCCTTCATATTCTGGATCCCATACGCTGTACGGAACTGTGTGGCTTGGTCTGACAGGTTCCTGGCAGGTGGTGGTGTGTTGTAATTCATTCTTAAGATAGTGGATAGCTTTTTTGATGTCTTCAGTTTTCGTTGAAGCATCTTTGTAACCGGCTCGGCAAACATATTTAATAACATTGCCTAGATGATAATTAAGTCCTTGATCTCGTATGAAATCCCATACCTCTATTGATCCTCGGGTGTAGTGACTGGGAGATTCCATTGTGCTAGTAATTGACTGATGTTGTTTGTAAGAATAAAGTTTGTCTTCTGTAATTGAAGAAATAAAGGAATCATATCTTCTGCTGGACACTTTTTTAATAGATCTTCCATTCTTTTTAGTTTGAACTCTTGCTCAAGAGTAATATCAGTTACTGGCATCGGAGGGAGTCCATAGGATGGGTCTAGATTGTTCTGTGTCATAGTCATCAGCTGTAAGTATCTTTGCTAATCTTGCATTCCTAAGTGCATCTTCTTCTGTTAGACCTTTTAATAAAAACGCTTTGACAACACTATTCCAAGTGTAACCATTATCGCCAAAAAATTTTGCCGAAGTTTTTACACCGAACCCTGGAGCACCGGCATAACCATCTGTTTGATCGCCTGATAAT